CTTCACAGGGGTCCACTAGTGGATCAGTCCACTATTAGTGACGTTAATACTGACGCCACTATGCCTTTTCACACCAGCGAGGGATACTAACGATCATGGCGATAAATCCTGATGACAAACCACGTTTAGATACGCGTGGCCTACCTGAAGGATGTGATCCTCATATGTTCTATGAGTATCGTCGTGACACGTTAGTGAAGTCTGCTTCTGGTATCGAGTCATTCGTGTACAAGTACATACCTTGGTCGATCTCACGGTCGTTTGCTTTCGCAATCGATCCGTTTGCAAAGTTCAAGGTTGCACCCCACCGAATTACACCGAAAAATCGTAACCGAGTTCGAGGGGTCGCTTCTGTATTACAGATGCGAACCACCAAACGCCATTTCTACGCCATATCTCACAATCAAACTCCAAATTTTGGAGGGATTGCGATATGTTGGAGTCCTGGCCTTGCGGAAACATTGACGGCGGATGCCATCGCGGGACCTACTGAATTAACTACTCAGCCTGTCCTTCACGATGAATCCAACGATACCACCAAGAGAACACGTCTCATTGGGAGTGAACAAGGTACTTTTGATTCATTCAAGAGTACTTTGAGCTCACCTCCACGTTACGTGTACAAATGGAATAGGTACAACTATGTATATCATCCTGCGCCTGGTATCCCTAGTCCTGAATGTAGTGAACGCGGTGGTACCGCGAACACTCGTTCAGATTCTAGTGAAAACTGGACTCAGGAGATTGTACCTACTGCTGCAGTCTTCTTCCCTAACTCCCTTAAAGCTGTCCGAGACAACGAGATTGCGCGATGCGATCAACTTATGTCGCAAAATGCTATCTCAATGTTTAAAGAGTGGGCCCCCATAAAACGGGACTATACACTCTTTAGGAATCTTGTTGAGTTACGTGACGTTCCAAGAAGCATAATTTCTTTACAGAAAACATGCTTAGATTTGGGCGTCCTCTTCAAGTCCCTCGGTACTCAGCCAAAATTGCGAGACTCTATCTTTAGTCTTACAACCGCGGCTAAGAACATCCCTAATGAGTATTTGTCATACCATTTTGGATGGAAGCAGCTTTACAAGGATGTTATGGATTTGTTGGCGCTGCCAGAAAAGAGTAGTAAGAAATCCTCTTTTCTTATTAAGCGAGCTGGTAAGCCAACAACTTTCCGATTTAAACGGGTTATCCCGTTTAGATCGGTCGAAGGCGTCCCCGGCTTCGACTATGACACGTCCATGTATGAGTATGGGGTAACCCAATCTAATGCATGTGAAGGAGAGGTTGAACTCCGCATGGTTATTAATGCGGTTTTCGATTTTCCACCTGTCAATGATGTGTCATTCAAATCTGGTCGTCTCTTTGACCGGATTGGTGCAGTTCCTCGTCCAACGGATATTTACAATCTTATCCCATGGACTTGGCTTCTTGATTGGTTTACTGGTCTCGGTAATTACATCGAGTTAATCGATGATATGAACCGTGACAGTTCACTTATCAATTGGGGTATGATGACTGCCGTTGCTAAAGGCAAGATCACATCCAACTACAAGTCGAAAGTCGATAACCGTAGCTATATTATCGAGGATTTCGTTGGTACAACTGAGACTATTAGCACGTCTCAGAATAACCATACTTCCGTCCTCGAATACGAATATCGCATTCGTAAAGATCTAGCTACAGTCCTTGATGTGAAAACTACTGCTGCCCCGAATTTATCGGGATACCAGCAGTCAATCCTTGGGGCACTTCTTGCTCAAAGGATCGATCATACTACTCCTCGGACATTCCGTCCTAGGAGCTAATTTATTTCACAAGGAGACGTCTATGCTTGCCGATCCAGTGGTCGTAACAGCCGCGAGTCCTACCCCCGAGCTCACGCTTTCAATCGTGAAGCAAGATGGGTATGGTTCGGAAAGGAAGGATGGTGTTAACAATTATTCCGTTATCACCAATCACTCCTATCAGAAGGGCGGAGGAGATAAGCACTATGTGCAACTTACACAGAGTCTTGTCGCCGAAGATCCCTTCTCGGGAGCGTCACGGAAGCAGACCGCTTCCGTTTCGCTCACTATCGTGCGCCCGTCGTTTGGTTTCGATGATACCGCTATGGTAGCATTGGTCACCGCGCTTCGGGATTACGTATACGATAGTCAGGTCACACCCGCGAAGCTTCTACAGTTCCAGTCTTAATCATCTTGAAGGATTGACATAATGTCTATCCGGGATGGTTATTATCAGGATCTGTGGATTGCTTTTGTGCTTCGCACTGGGCTGTTCCTTAGCGTTATGGCAATTCTTGCCATGGTCGTGTCAGGGTGCAGCCGGAGCGGTCCACAGGACATACTACCAAGTATGCCCGCGGTAAACCCTCAAATTGCTGAGGGCGGAGAGGACAGTCAGACTCGGAATCAGATACCTCAAAGAGGATGTGATGAAAAGTCCGATAGCTCTCTTAAGAAGCCTCTTCTCTGATTTGAAGAGGCTGAATCCTGGTGTGAAAGGCCTCGATCGTGATCTTATTACGATCGAGTCAAGGTTCGAACACGAGGGCTTTGGTTTCCTAGCCAAAGCTTTACCCGCTATAGACGACGCACTCTTACGAGGGCTATCGTCTGGCGAGTTCGCCTGCCCAACTGGCCTTAAGAAAGTCAGAGGGGGAGCAATCCCGAGATTTCTCTCAGGTATGCTCAGCGAAGTGTTCGATCCGTTCACTGGGAAACTTAAAGAGACCCCCGACTTAGGGGTACTGAAGGGCGTTCGCAACGTTCTTCGACTCTTTAAGAAAACTCTACTTACAGACGAAGGTGAAGCTTTGCTTCATCTGCAAGCTGTGGAAGAGTTTTACCAATGTGATGTACGTGCAAGTAGGGTTGTTATACCCGACAGGCACGGCCATCTCATTGGCCGTGTTTGTAAGTCGATCTTAAACACCCTCAACTCAAAGGATGTCCAAAATGCGAAATACAAACATGGTCCCGGTGCCGTCAAAGAAGGCTACAAAGCGAACGAGAAGTTCTCGGCGCTTTACGAAGCGATCGAGAGTGATCGCTTCGACCTCGACAGATACGGACTCTCCTCTCCAAACCATGCTTGGTCTATATATGGACCTCGCAACGTTCGAGAGGGAATCGTTTCTGAACTCGACGATCGAACTGGCATCCGTAGGGACTCGACAGAGTCTCTTGGATGTAGCAAGACGTCGGGCCTTATCCATGGAAAGGAGCGCCCGAGAATTGGACGCTCTAATCACGGATCTCGAGGATTCTCTAACCCATCCGGACGAGATGACACTCCGCGAGGAGCAGCAACTTGCCTGGTGGTGAAAGAGTTAGCCATCCAAGACGAGGCTTCGAGAAGCAGTGCGAAACTGATTTCCGTCGCGAAGAATTCTTCTGCGCGGCGGACTATTACCGTTGAGCCTATGCTGAAGCAATATGTACAGCAAGGGCTTAACATCTTACTCAGAGAAAGTATTTCCGAGTGTAAGATCTTGGGTAACTGTATCGCACTATCCGACCAGAGTAAGAATCAACAACTTGCTCTAGAAGGATCCCAATATGGCAATTGGGCAACAATCGATCTAAAGTCAGCGTCAGACTTAATGAGCCTAAAGCTCGTAGAGTCTGTCTTCCGACACCATGCTGAATTTCTTCAGCATATGATTGATTGCCGATCTCCCTATGTGATCTGTGAGGGTCGTACCCCACTCAATCTAGGGAAATTTGCCGGCATGGGGAACGCACTAACCTTTCCTGTTCAGTCAATATGCTTTGCCGTAATTGGCATTGCCTCTATTCTGGATGTGTGGGGCCTAAGCCCTACATACAGGAATCTAGTGCGCGCTTCTCGGTGTATTCGCGTCTATGGCGATGATATCGTCATACGAAGCGAATATGCTCACCAGTGTGTGAACTGGCTTCATGATGTTGGCCTACAAGTCAACGTCAAGAAGAGCTTTCTCGAAGGAAACTTCAAAGAAAGCTGTGGTGTTGAAGCGTTTAGGGGTGTAGACATTACCCCCCTTTACATCAAACATCACCCAGAACAATCCTCCAAGTCGAGTCCTAGTATTATTGCCGGATTCGTCTCCCTTTCAAACAGTTTTTGGATGGAAGGGTTATACGAAGCTAGCACCTGGCTCAAGAATGTAGTGGAAAGTACCTTAGGTAGGCAACTTCCGCTAGTATCTCGAGATTCGGGCTTACTAGGGTGGTTTAGCCGTCAAGACGCGATGATGCCACATAAGTGGTGTCGTCACACGCAACAGTTCCTAACTAGATCTGTTGCGCTTATCCCCCTGAAAAGGCGAGATAGGCTTGATGGCTACGCTGCACTGCTCAAGTGTCTCTCAAGTACGCAAGAAAGCGTTATTGATGAGAAGCGTAAACGCTGTTGGTTTCCCGAGCCTATGGCTTTGGATCCCAATCATCTCGTGCAGTCAACGGTCCGGTATAAAACCCGGATCGCGACGAGGTGGGTGCCGACCCGTGTAGGGACGGATTAATCTTTCTCCTTAAACTAGAGAAAGTCAGAGATGGCAAAGATAGATCATTGACTATAGAACATAGTCTTCATCGGCTCTCTTCAGAACCGAGTATGATTTATCCTCTTCGGGACTTCTTGGC